CTACGGCCTAACAACTTCGCATTTGCCCCCTATAACGGACGTAGATAGCCCTAAATCGTCCGTAACAGAAAATAAGGCTCACCCCCAAGCCCCAACACCCCCCGAGCCGCAAAGCCCACCAGCGACCGCACAGGCCGCTTCATGACTTCAGTCAATCCACAGCTAACAGCCAGGTACTACCTGGCTAAAATGCGAAAAACGCTGAAAATGGACCCAAGTTCAGCTATATATAAGAACATACGCTCTCTTGATGTATATGTTCTAAGTGACAGCTTTCCTACCAAAATCACTCAAAATAACCTAAACTGTCACAAACCAACCAACTAAAAACCAACCAGGAGCATCACATGCGACGTAAAAAAATGAGCCGAAAAAAATCCCGCAGGGTATTCACAAAAACAGCCCGCAAGGTGCACAAAAAAAATATGTCTAATCCTATGCGCGGCGGTATCAGGCTCTAACCTGGGATGCCATGCTATTACCCCATATCATGCTGGCGTGCAAAAGAACCAAACAAGAATGGTAAATACCCCATGGTATTCAATCCAGACGGTGCCCAAATCGATGAACCACTGGAGGTACCCTGCGGACGTTGTATCGGCTGTAGGCTCTCCAGATCACGAGACTGGGCAATCCGCTCAATGCACGAATCATCCCAACATAAATATAATTGTTTTCTCACACTCACATACGCAGACGAACACTTGCCCCCTGGGCAAAATCTTGACCCCAGGTCAATGACACTGTTCATGAAACGCTACAGAACGCGATTCAGAAATCACAAAATCCGCTTTTACCTATGCGGAGAATACGGAGAAAACACAGACCTAAATTCAACATCGACCCTAGGTCGCCCTCACTACCACCTGCTAATATTCGGACATGAATTCAATGATAAAGAACTATATAAAACGACTGGCACAGGCGAATATCTTTACACTTCAAAAACGCTCGAGAAACTCTGGCCCTATGGCCACGCCGTTATTGGCGACGTTACATTCGAGACAGCGGGCTATGTCGCTCGCTATTGCACGAAAAAAATCGGAGGCGAAATGGCATGGGACCACTACCAGCGAACAGACCGCACCACCGGAGAAACAACCTTCCTACATCCCGAATTCAGCAGATCCTCAAATCAACCAGGCATTGGAGGCACCTGGTATCAGAAATACAAAAACGACTTGGCAAAAGGATATCTCACGACGCACGGCGTTAAAGTTCCTAGCCCAAGGTACTATTTAAAAAAATTCCAGGATGACGAGCCAATCCTGTACGACAAACTAAAAATTCAAACGGCTCAAACGTTTGATCGGGACCATCCCGACAACAAAATCGGACGACTACGAGTCCGTGAACAAGTCCTACTAGACAGGACAAAACAACTTAAAAGGAATCAAATATAATGAAAATACCAATGTACGTAATCTTCGATTCGGCAGCACAAATCTATAACAAGCCGTTCGGACAACAAAACGATCAAGTCGCAATCAGAGGTTGCGACATGCTCCGAAACGACCCAAATACAGAATGCTACTTCAATCCCGAACAATTCAGCCTATTCAAAATAGGCGAATACGAGGACACCACCGCAGTATTCACACCGCAGACACATCACTGCGTAATCAAATTCCACGAAATACCCAAACGACAAAACGAACTATTCGAGAACCAGGAGGACCTTCTGGAAAATCTCGAAGAAAAGAAATCAGAAATCGAACACCACAACATAATGCAAGAAGTTAACAGGAGAAAAGCACAATGAAATCCACTGGAAACCAACACAGCTTCGCCCAGGTACCCCGGGCGAATATTCAGCGATCATCATTTAATCGCTCCCACGGTCACAAGACCACCATTGACGCAGACTTCCTGTACCCCATCTTCGTAGATGAGGCGCTCCCAGGCGATACATTTAACTTACAAACATCGGGGTTCGTTCGTCTCTCTACCCCAATCTTCCCAATCATGGACAATATGTTCATGGATACACACTACTTCTCAGTCCCCTGCCGATTACTCTGGGATAACTGGCAAAAATTCATGGGCGAGCAAGACCGCCCAGGGGACTCAACCGACTACCAAATCCCACAAACAGAATCAGGCACCCAAGGCTGGCTAGAAGACTTCCTATTCGACCACCTTGGAGCACCAACAAAAGTCCCTGAGATCGAAATGTCAGCACTATACTCGAGGGCCTATCAGCTAATATGGAACGAGTGGTTTCGCGATCAAAATCTGCAAAACCCAGCACCAGCGTTCAAGGATGATGGACCCGACCCCAAAAACGATTCAGAAATCCTACTATTCCGCGGCAAGCGGCATGACTATTTCACCTCAGCACTCCCCTGGCCACAAAAAGGGCCAGACGTCACACTCCCATTGGGACAAAACGCACCCGTCATATCAGACAACACCGGACCCACAATCAACATACTCCCCGCTGGAGTATCTAACCGCCCACTACTCGCATCAGAGGAAGACGGGTCCGGAGCACAAATCAAATACGAGGGTCCTGCCATCAACACCACGCAAGAATTCTGGTGGAATAACACAGGCATGCAGGCAGACCTCACCAACGCGACAGCGGCAACAATAAACGACATCCGTGAAGCATTCCAAATCCAAAAGATGTACGAAAAAGACGCCAGAGGCGGAACCAGGTACATCGAACTCGTGCATTCACACTTCGGAGTCGTAAGCCCTGACTTAAGGGCAACCCGCCCCGAATTTCTCGGCGGCGGAACAACACCCATCAATATATCCCCAGTAGTCTCAACTGCCCAAACAGACCCAGCGGGTCAACAAGAAGAAGGCCGTATACTCGGCGCACTAGCTGCCGTAGGCACTGGCTCAATGCGAGGCAACGGCTTCACTAAATCATTCACAGAACACTGCATCGTACTCGGGCTAGTCTCGATACGCGCAGACCTAACCTACCAACAGGGCATGAACCGACAATTCTCAAGAAAAAACAGGTTCGACTACTACTGGCCTTCGTTCGCAGGACTCGGCGAACAAGAAATACTCAACAAAGAAATCTACATGCGAGGCGATGAAAACGACGAACTCGTTTTTGGGTACCAAGAACGATTCGCCGAATATCGTTATCGCCCCTCGCAAATCACAGGCAAATTCCGCTCTAATGCGGACGAGACTCTCGACGCCTGGCACCTATCTCAAGAATTCGCCGAACTCCCAGTACTCGGACAAGAATTCATCGTATCTAACACCCCCCTGGACAGGGCAATCGCAGTACAAGACCAACCTCAATTCATCTGCGACTTCTACCATAAATTCATCTGCGCCAGACCTATGCCGTTATTCGGCGTACCTGGCAACATGGACAGATTCTAATGGCGGAAGAAAGCGGAGGCACCCCCTGGGGTGCCGTTGGCTCAATAGTCGGCACTGGGGCCGACGTTTGGATGCAAGGCAAGGCAAACCGCGCCACTAAAAAGCTCGCTCGCGAGCAGATGCGCTTCCAAAAAATCATGAGCAATACCGCACACCAACGCGAAGTAGAAGACCTCGAGGCCGCAGGCCTCAATCCCATCCTATCCGCTACAGGCGGCTCAGGAGCAACAACACCAGGTGGCGCCAGCGCCACAATGGAAAATACCGCTAAAGACCTCGGACGAAAATCAAAAGAAATTACAGAAGCGATGCAACAAATTAAACAAAGCAAAGCGCACGTAAGAAACACAGACGAGGACACAGTCAAAAAAGGTAAAGAAGGAGATCGACTCGACAAAGAAATCAACGAGGTGCTACCAGCACAGATCAACGCAATAAACGCCCAAGCCGCCCAAGCAAACAGCGCACAAGCGGGGATGGACATCAACAACAGAATAAACAGCCACAAAGCCAATCTTTACGATGGCGCTGCACAAGCTGGCTTCAATCCTTACCTGGTTGAACAACTCACAAAAGGACTAGCAGGAATGGTAGGCTTCGGCGCAATAGGTAAACTCCTATCGCCAGGAAAAAAACCAGGTAAAGTACCTAAACAAGACTGGCGCGATCGCCAGCCCAAAAAAATACCCGTCGGCAAGGCGGGTAAACGCGAATGGAGCGGCTACTAATGTCAAATAAAGTCCCAAACTGCTACAAAGAAAACAGACGCGATACTCGCGTCTTCTTCCCAAATCCAACGCTCACTGAGCAACATCACATAGAATACACAGCAATAAAAAACATCATGGCAAGATACGAGCACAGCGGCGTAATTGACCATGTAAACAAACACCAGGGAACCTATGGTGACTACATAAACGCACCTGACTTTCAGGAAGCCCAAATCGCGATAGCACAGGCAAAGGAAATGTTCCTTTCCGTCCCTGCTCAAATCCGCGCAGACTTCCAAAACGACCCAGGTGCATTCATCGATTTCATGCAAAATCCTGAAAATCGCGAAAAAATCCAGGCCTACGGCCTAACAACTTCGCATTTACCACCTATAACGGACGTAGATAGCCCTAAATCGTCCGTCACAGAAAATAAGGCTCACCCCCAAGCCCCAACACCCCCAGAGCCGCAAAGCCCACCAGCGACCGCA